CTTTTTCTCCCTCTTTTCGTGATCGATCTTTTCAATCTCGTGGATGTCGAGCATCCCTCTACAGTTTATTCGACACTAATTTTTGACCGCTTCTAACTCACTCAACTTGGGCGTGGTCTCCGTGACGAATCGGTAATCCAAAAATTCTCTCCCTTCACCACTGTCTTCGTACGCCTCGACGTCACCCGGTGCCTGCACCCCCACCGGCTGCGTGCGCAGGCCGGCGACCGTCGCGGACCCACCCTTCATGGAGAGCGTGCTGACGACGGAGAACGCGAACGGGAATCCACCCTTCTTGAGGGCCATGAATTGGCACTCGTACAATTCCTGACCTTCCTTGTGATAACGCTTAACCGTGGTGGTCTCGATGATGGCGACGCACATCTTCGTGCGCCTCTCGATCTCGGCCGCGGTTTTCATGACGAATTCGTTCATCAGGTCATTGTTCACTTTAGCCTCCACTTCTCGGAACCCTTCGAGATCCGGTGCCTTGTCGTCGAGCGCGATCTCGCGCGGGCGCACGTACCCGGACATGCCGAAGAATTCACGTTCGAGATACGACTCTCGACTGGGGATCATGGTGATGGCGACGACCGCCAAAATCAGGACAACGATGAGGGTCCACTTGTTCATTACTATTATATATGCGTCAATTTTTTTTCAGTGAATTTCGGAGACTACTTCAGAGCATCATGTCCTTGCTGGTATATTCGCCAAACTGTCCACACTGCAAACAAGTCATCGAGTTCATTCACAAACACCACCAACTGAAACAACTCGTCAACTATCACAACGTCAACACGCAAGGTCTTCCACCTCAGTACAGGAATAAAATCACTCGCGTCCCCACGATGTTGACGAAGAATGGGAAATTTTTAGTCGGCAAGGAGATTTCAAACTTTCTAGAGAGCATGTTGCCTTCAAAGGAGGTGACGTGGTGCGGCCTGGGCGGTGGGTGTGCGATGACGGACATCGAGAACAACGACACCGACACCGACATCTTCAGCCTCGACGATTACGGGAAGAGCCTCCAACCACCCATGACGAAAGATTTGGAGCATAAAATCAATCGCGAGGTCTCGGGCGTGGCTTACGAAGGGGTGGTTGACAATTAAAGATTTTACGCGCTCCTTCTTTTAAAGGATGATGCACCTCTGCACCATTCAAGCGACCGCGGTCAAGAACGTGTTCGAAACACTGAAAGACATTTTGAATGATTGCAACTTGATTTTCTCCCCGACCGGGGTGTCTCTGTGCACCCTCGACACCGCGCGCACGTCCCTGATAGACATGCGCCTGAACGCGGACGACTTCGAAGAGTACGCGTGTTCGGAAGAAGAGATCGTCTGTGGCATCAACGTGTCCAACTTTTTCAAACTCCTCAAGAGTGTGACGAACTCCGACGTCTTACGCCTGTCCATCAAGTGCAAGGAATTCCTCACCGTCGAAATCATGTCGGAGGGGAAGAAGACGTCCACGACTTACGAGTTAAAACTCCTCGACATTAACGAATCGAGGATCGAAGTCCCGAACATCGACATGACCACCGTGTGCACGACGACGCTCCCGTCCTCGGATTTCCAACGCCTGTGTAGGGACATGAGCAACATCGGCTCGGAGATTTCCATCGTGCGAAAGCAAAACATCCTCCGTCTCTCGTGCGCGGGTGATTTCGCGAACCAAGAGACGACGATCGAGACCGTGGAGAGCATCGATCGCGACATTCACGGGTTGTATTCGCTCCGATACCTGAACATTTTCACCAAGGCTACGTCGATGGCGAACACGGTCCAGATTTTGCAAGAGAAAGAAAATCGATTTTTGATTTTGAAATACATGGTTGCAAACTTGGGTGATATTAAATTTTATCTAGCAACTAAAATTGATGAAAGTCAGTAGTGTACCCATCTAAGGTCGACACGATTTTGTGAAGCCCGAGGGCGTTTGTAATCTTCAACTTTGGATACACCTCTCTGAGATAATCCTCGTCGTAATAAAGCACGTCGCGAAGCGCCACGCGTTGACCGTGGAAATCGTAGTGCGGACCGGCGATGCGACGAATCTTTTCCGTCACGTTTTTCACGGGTTTGTCGTCCTCGTCGCACAGCCACGCCGCGGTAAACGGGAGGCGGAACGTCATCGATTTCTCTTGTTCAGGGGGGAACGGGGTGTGGAGGTCGTCGACGACCATCTTATACACGCGCCCGTTGTACCAGTATTTCACGCGAAGGATGGTCTTCGACACACAGTTCGGCACGACTGTGTTTCGAACACTTCGACCGGTGCAGTCCACCCAGAAGGAGGACAGGACGCGATCGCCCCAATCCCTGGACTCCGTGGCCCAGAAATCATCCTCGACCTCGTACTTGACGTCGTGCACGATGTCGTACTCGAGGGATTCGCGCAACACGCACCAGTTCGGTGGTGTCGTGAATTTACGATACACCGCGAAAGCGGAGGTTAAAAGATTCAGTATCATATTTAATTTATATGGAGGGTAATTTTTTAAGTCGGTACAACAATAAGATTGCCGAGTTCGAATCCCTCATCGACGACTCCAGCGCCGCGAGCGAACGTCGAAGGGTGGAGTCGGACATGGCGGATTACATCATGCGATGTCTTCCGTTCATGGAGAAGTACACGGAAGACATGAACGAGGAGACGAACACCGACAACGTCTTCAACGCCAAAGAGACCGTGGGCCTGGCGAGGGGGGACATTTACACCGACTACCTCGTCGAGGTCGAGGGTGTGCACGTGGACCGGCCGCACACCAACATCCGACCGATGGACGAGTGCAGCACGTGTGGACACGAATCGAACATCGTGCACTTCTACGACACGAGCGAGATGGTGTGCGATGGGTGCGGGGCCGTGGTGGCGTCGATCATATCCGACGAGTTGACGTACAGAGAAGAACAAGAGAGTTCGACCAAGGTGATCAACTACAGTTACAAACGCCAAAATCACTTCTCCGAGTGGTTGTCGCAGTTCCAAGGGGCGGAGATGTGTAACATCCCCGACGACGTCATAACCACCCTTAGGGAGGAGTTGAAAAAACTAAAACTCAAGAAGAGGGAGGACATCACCCACGCCCGCGTTCGAACGCTGTTGAAGAAATTGCGCATGCAGAAATATTACGAACACGTCCCCTTGATATGTTGTCTTTTGAACGGGGTGCGCCCACCGCAGATGAGCCAGGTGCTCGAACAAAAACTTCGACTCTTGTTCAACCAAATTCAAGAGCCTTTCGATCGAGTGTGTCCACCGAACAGGAAGAATTTCCTCAGTTATTCGTACACGCTCTATAAACTGTGCGAACTGTTGGGGGAGGATAAATTTTTATCGTATTTCCCACTCCTAAAGTCGAAAGAGAAACTCCACGCGATGGATTGTATATGGCAAAAAATATGCGACGAATTGCGTTGGGAATACATTCCCACGATTTAAAGGTTATTGTTGTAAGATTAGTAATGGAGGATTATAAAGACTACTGCATTAGAGAAGCCAAGTTCCACCTCGACCGCGCGCGCGAAATCTTGACGGAAGGTTTGGAAAACCCAAAGAAATATCACGATGTCACTAAAAAAACATACCAGTTCATGGCTCCGTGGTATGCGATGATGATGTACTCTCTGATACATTCACCACCCGACGACATTCCAGGGATTTCCCAAAGTTTATCAACACCGCCTCTCGAAGACCGGTGAGGGCGAGGTAGTTCCGCGCCTGCGTCTCCGCGGCTTCGTTTAGTTTAGCCACCGCTTTGAATTCTAATATGACTTTATTCTCTATGACTATGTCCGCGCGCAAGGTGCCCACGGTGTGTCCTTCGTAATAAATAGGAAGCCACCTCTCAGATTCGTATTGTACCCCATGTTTACGCAATTCAACTTCCATACAATTGTGATACACCCGCTCGCTAAATCCAGGGCCGAGGGTCTTGTGAATTTTCAACGCGAGGGATTCGACGTCCGCGTCCATGAGTTTAGTCATACATAGACGCAAAGCCCTAAGTGTGTGTGCGCTTCATGCTCCCCAAGGTATACCTGTGCTTGGACGAACTCGTGACCTTCGCGTGCACGCAAGGGTCGGACCCTCGACACCTCCGACTCGTGCTCGGCATGTATAGAATCGAAGAGATGAACGCGAGGGACCCGTGCGGCATCGCGGCGAAGTACGGAAACCTCACAATACTCGCCTTGCTGCGAAACCACGGGTTCCCGTGGGGGGGAGCCATGGAAATGGCGGTGCAGGGGAACCAGACACACGTCAAGTCGTGGATGCATTTGAACGGGTACCGTACGGATAAACATGAACCCACAAGTTCGCTATCCACTTCTGGCCCGAGATGACTGGTCTACCGCCGTGAAGCGCTGATCGATGTATGAACCCGTAGTTGTCTAAGGTGTCGAACAGGAGGACGTCACCTTTTTTTAAACGATATTCTTTTTTTAGCCGTGGAAACGCCGTCGCCCCACCCTCGTAGTCGTCGTTGAGCGCGATGAGAAAGGTGTACATGCGAGGGTTCTTCTCCTTGAACGCGTCGTGGTGGGGCTTGTAAAAGCCCCCGGGTTTGTATCGTACCACCTGCAGCGACTCGCAGTTATCCGTTGGTCGGTCGCAGTGCTTGAGGAGGCGGTGCGTGATTCGCCGCACGATCTTGTCGTCGTTCTTATCGAGCCACGCGGTCTCGCTCTTTCGCGTCCGCTCATCTAACTCTTTAGATTGCGCCACCGTGGACGGCGTAAGCGCACCCTCCGCCGTGGCCATGATGTGATCGCACTCCTCGTGGGATAACATGCGCGAGAGAACACGGGGGGGTCGACACACGGGACGTAGGAAAAACAAAACGAGGGAAAAGACGAAGAAATACACCGCGTCAATCATCGTTACATTACTACAAGAATTTAAATCTTTTCAAATAAAGCGGGAAGTCGACACGTAAACCTGGAGTGGATGTCTTTGATGACGTCGTTGGCGTACGCGATGAGTTCGTTAATGGTGGCGTGGATGTCTTCGATCTTTTCAGGCTCGAGGGCGTACTGACGGAGGGCGTCTCCACCGGTGTCTATCATCATCCTGTAAATGTCGGTGATGTCTTTGTCCTTGTCCCTCTGTTTGTCCATCTTTTGCAGGTTCTTCTTGAACCACGCCTCCGTGATGCTGCCGAGCATGAAGTTGATGCGCGCTTCGCGTGGGCTGGCCACCCTCCCGTACCCGAGAGGGCGCCTCGATATCCAATCGATCTCTCGGTCGAGATGGTTGAGGGTGATTCGAAAGCGCATGATACCTTCCGGGGCCGACATCTGCCTCAATTCGGCGAAGGAAGGAATGCCCCCACACGGGATGTCGCCGTGCTCTCGGGACGTCATGCCCCCGTTTTTCCTAAATTCCAAATAGTGTGGGTTGTGGATCCGACCCAACTCCACCGCCCCGGTGTTGAAGTTAAACGCCGTGTGACAGTCCGGACACCACATCTGCGTGCACCCGGAGAGTTTGTGTATGAACGTCCCACACTTTGGACACGGTTTCGTGTCTCGGTGAATCATTGCTATGGACGCCTTCGCGTCCGGGTCGCACTCATGCCCTTCCTCGACCAACTCGTTGCACTGGTTGCAATACGTGTTCTTACACAACCCACAGTAAAACTCTTCGTTTAAAAATCCTTGGCAATTTCCCTCCGCGTTCGGACACTTGCGAACGAACTTTGGAACCTCCATCTCGGACATTTGTGGGAATCGATCGAGTTCGGATGAGATGCGGTAAAGGGTGCGGAGGTGTCTGGTCTTCTCCAAAATCTCCGGGTGGTGGGTTTCCAAATACTCCTCTCGACGGGTGTACGGTATTTGATAAATCTTGAATCGGTTGTACAATTCGAATACTTCTCTCGAACACGTCTTGATCTCCATTTGTATTTCCCTGTGACGAAGGATGCGCTCGACGATGGGTTGGGTCTCCGGGAACAACGATTTCTCGCGCTCGAAGAGGACTTCCTCTCGGTGTCTACGCAAGTTGGTGTTACAGAAGCGCTTAGACGCCCACGACTGGATGAAGAGGCGATTCCATTTGTTTTTACACCCCATACAATGCACGTCATCGAATTGGGAGAGGATGTATTTTTCCGAACATTTCCGACACGCACGCAATTCACAATGAGGACACGGAACCTCCTTGTGAAATGTTTGATTAAAGTCTTCGCAACATACGTCGCACATTCTTGATTTATCTTCGCCTCGTCGCCTTATATTTCTTTACCTGGGTTTTTTTGGTTTTTAAACGCTTTTGCACATCGAGTGCCCTTGTCTTTTTCAATTTCAAATTTTTCAACATTTTACTTTTATTCTTGACGCCGATGTTCGCCTTCTTGATGTCCTGCGCCACGCTTTTTTTCGCCGCGACTCGGAGTCGGCCCGCCAACGCCCGCTTCTTCCCAGCGTTTGCGAAAGCCGCGGTCGCGGGTTTCACCTTGGTCGCGTTCGTGCGTTGTTTTTGGATCTTCCTCGCCTCCGCCCAGATGGTTTTGTTCTTCTTGTCAAACCACCTCTTGTAAAAGGCATCGCGCTCAGCCTTGGTGAGTTTATCGTAGTACTTGGAGTTCAACTTGGAGCGTACGCCCTTGTTCACGAGGGTGAGGGCCCTGGTCGGCGCCGGGAGAGTCTTCGGTTTCGCCGCCGCCGTCGGCTTCGCGGCCGTCGGTTCCCTCTTGAGGGCGTTTCTCGCCGACTGGAGGGTGACGAAATTCGCCTTCGTGCCACCTTTGTTCGGGTGATCCTTGAG